GGTAACTATCAAGTTCCTTCTGACATTTATACAAACCCAGAGAACTGGGTTAGAGTTGAAGAAGATCCTAACTGGACTGAAGAAGGAGATTACGTTGCTTCTTCAGGAGATCTCGGAGATGTCGTTGGTGGCGCTGGTTCTGATCCTGTAACTGATGAAGAAGAACTATCTTTAATTGATATATTGTCTACAAATTCTGGTGAGCTTGTTGATATTATTTTAGATAATACTACCCAAACATCTACAGTTCCTGCCGATATAGACACTACAGGAGGTTCTTCAACTAATACTACAGGTACTACAGGCACTACAGGCACTGGTCTTACTCCTTTTGATCCTAATGACCTAGATGGAGATGGTATACCTGATGATATCATCGGTGTTGGAGGTAATGGAGGTAACGCAGGAGGCGCTGTAGAAGGCGCTGGTGCTGGTACTGACGGAGACGGTGTAGACACTGGTGACGGTGGGGAAGCTGGTGATGGTGGGGAAGCTGGTGATGGTGGGGAAGCTGGTGATGGCACTGATACTGGCACAGGAGACGGAGATGGATCTGGAGACGGTGATGGCACTGGGACAGGCACAGGTACTGGAGAAGGTGACGGAGATGGTGATGGTGATGGGGACGGCTCTGGTGATGGAGATGGAGATGGTAGTGGTTTAGGCGGTACAGGTTTGTTTGGTGGCGGAGGAGGTTCTTCTACTGATATTTTTCAACCTAACTATAAACCACTAGAGTACAACACACAACTTCTAACTCCAACTTTATTTGATTTTATAGACTACAATCCTCTTAGGAACTTGAAATGACATATTTAGAATTAGTAAACGGAGTCCTAAGAAGACTCAGAGAAGATCAAGTAGGCTCCGTTAATCAAAACCCTTATTCTTTACTTATCGGTGATCTTATTAATGACGCTAAGAGGACTGTTGAGGATGCTTGGGATTGGTCTGCGTTGCGAACAACTCTTACTATTACTACAACTGAAGACATCTTTAACTACGTACTTACAGGCAGTGGTAATAGGATTAAGATTATTGACGTTATCAATGATACGTCCAACTGGTTTATGACTTACAAAGACACGCATTGGATGGACAATGCCTTCTTAAATGAAACACCCCCTAAGTCAAGCCCTACGTTCTACAACTTTAATGGTGTAGATAACAATGGGGACACTCAGGTTGATCTTTATCCTATTCCTAACGCTGTTTATACTATCCGAGTAAACTGTGTCCAACGTAACCCTGACTTAGTTAACGACACTGATAAGCTTCAAATCCCACACATGCCCGTACTGCACTTGGCGTTGGCTTTAGCTTCCAGAGAGCGTGGGGAAACTGGCGGTAGATCCGCAGGAGAAATGTTAGCATTTGCTCAGAGCTATATGTCAGACGCAATTGCTTTGGACGCATACAAGCACCCAGAAGAAACTATCTACAGGGCGGTCTAAGCAATGGCTCAGGACAGACAGAACATAACAATTGCAGCCCCTGCGTTTAGAGGTTTAAACACACAGGACTCTCCGCTTAGTTTGGATGCTTCCTATGCTTCCGTTGCGGATAACTGTATTATTGACCAGTACGGGCGTATAGGCTCTCGTAAAGGCTTTACTGCTGTCACCACTAGCACAACGCCTATAGACGGCAGTAATGGCATTGAAGTTATTAAAGAGTACATTAACCCTACGGGTACAAATGTAATCCTATCGGCAGGTAACAATAAGATATTTACAGGTACTACTACCCTTACTGACGCAACCCCAGCAGCTTACACAATTACAACTAATAACTGGAAGATGGTAAACTTTAACGACCATCTGTATATGTTTCAACTTGGGTATGAGCCTTTGATGTACTCTGCTCATGCTGGCGTTGTAGAAACAATGTCTTCACACGCTCATGCTACAGGTACTCCACCAGAAGGCAATGAAGTTTTAGCAGCCTTTGGCAGACTCTGGGTAGCTGATTTCTCAGCGGACAAGTCTACTATTTATTGGTCTGACTTACTAAACGGCTCAGGATGGTCTGGAGGTTCTACTGGCTCCATTGACATTTCTAAAGTATGGCCTAATGGTCTTGACGAAATTGTAGCTTTAGCAGCTCATAACGGTTTTTTAATCATCTTTGGTAAAAACTCCATTGTTGTTTATCAAGGAGCTAGTGACCCTACTACAATGTCTTTGGCTGACACTATAGCCAACGTAGGTTGTATTGATAGAGACACTGTACAACCCACAGGTACTGATTTACTTTTTATGTCCAACGAAGGTTTACGTAGCTTTGGTAGGACTATTCAAGAAAAGTCAATGCCCGTTAGGGACATTAGTAAGAATGTTCGTAATGATTTGTTAGCTATTAACGTACAGCAAGTTAACAGTCCCTTACGCTCCATATACAGCCCAGAGGAAGCATTTTACTTACTGTCCTTTAGTGACTCTAAGTACGTCTACTGCTTTGATATGAGGACTGCTCTGGAAGACGGAGCGCATAGGGTTACTACTTGGTCAGACACAACTATAAGAGCACTTGAGAGGACTCAGGACGGCTTGTTGTACGTAGGGAATACCAATGGTATTGCCACTTACAGTAACTATCAAGACTATGGCTTGTCCTACGACATGAGCTACTTTAGTAACCCACTTTCATTTGGGGACAGCTCAAGACTTAAAATACTAAAAGAAATTATCGTTACGTTTATTGGTGGTCAGGGAGCACAGGCAGTTGTGAACTGGGGTTATGATTACAGCCAAGCCTATACTAAACAGGTTGTTGAGATTAACTCTGGTAGTAAGACGGCTTATTACAATCAAAGTGAGTACAATGTGTCTACTTCAGAGTACAGTCCTTCAATCATTGTGGACAGACCAAAGACTAAAACAACAGGTTCAGGAACGGTAGTGACCATAGGTGTGGACGCTACTATTAATCAAAATGCGTTATCTTTGCAAGAACTTAATATTCAAGCTTTAATAGGTAGGATGATCTAATGAGCAATTACACAAAGACTACAAACTTTACAGCCAAAGATACTCTTCCTACGGGCAACCCTGCGAAGATTATCAAGGGTTCTGACTTTGACACTGAGTTTGATGCACTGGTTACAGCAGTGGCTTCAAAGTCTAATTCAGAAAGCCCAACATTTACAGGGACAGTTACAATACCAACGCTTAATGTAAACGGTGTGTTAACTGCTGGTACAATTACTGGAGGTACATACTAATGGCGCTTATTGATGATCTGTTAGGATTGGGTTTTGACATAAGTCAGTATAAAAACCTTTCCGACGAACTTAAAGGTTTTGGAAGTACTGCTCAAACAGATATGGAAACTATAGGTACTACCGCTGCTTCTGAAATGGCGTTTAAACCTTTTACAGTAACTTCTGGTCTTGGGGCAACAACTACTACTGCCGATGGCGGTACTACATTAAGCTTATCTCCAGAGCAACAAGCTTTAGCCACAGGTTTAGAAACAGGCGCTACGGGCTTAATGCCTCAGGCTACTACAAGAACTGGAACCTACGATCCTTTTGCAGCTTCAGCTTTAACTGGAGCAACTACTGCGTTAGGTGGTGTAAACCAACAAGACTTATCAATGGCTCTACAGCGAGCTGGCGTAGGCAATCTTTTTAGTCAACAATTAATGGGCATGGGCGCTCCTACGGGTTTAGAAGGTCTTACACAACAAGCTTTGGCAGGGGGACAACAACGTATTGCAGGAGCTGGGCCTTCTTCAGAGCTTAATCAACTAGCTCAGTTATTTGGTGGTAATGTTTCTCAACTTTTACAGCAACAACCTTCACAGCAAATAGGCCAATTAGGCTCTCAAGCTTTAGCTTTAGGTCAACAAGGCTTAGGAGGCGCTGCACCAGCAGACATAGAAGCTTTACGGTCACAGTACGCAGGTCTTGCAGGACAAGCCGCTGGTGGCTTAATGCAGCCAAGAGGGGACAGAGAGCAGGAAGTTTATGAAAGAATTAGAGCCGCACAGTCTCCTGAGGAAGAAAGACAAAGACTTTCCCTTGAGAATCGTTTGGCTTCTCAAGGTCGTTTAGGTGTTGCTTCTTCACAGTACGGAAGCACGCCCGAACAGTTTGCCTTAGCTAAAGCACAATCAGAAGCTCAGAACCAAGCAGCCTTAATGGCTATGCAGCAAGCGGGTACGGAAGAGCAGCAAGCACTACAAAGAGCTTTAAGTCTTTCAGGTCAAACAGGGCAGCTTGCGGGTACTTCTTCACAGTTGCAATCAGCAGCTCAGAACAGAGCCTCAGAGTTGTCTCAGTTAGGCTTATCAGCAGAGCAGATTGAGTCTCGTTTACAGAGTGAAGGTTTAGGTAGAGCTGGGCAGGCCGCTGGTTTATCCAGTCAGTTTAGACAGGCTTCCTCTGGATTAGAGTCAGAAGCTTTACAGCGAGGCTTGGGGTTAAGTCAGTTAGGTATGTCTGGTACACAGGCAGGGGCTGGCTTAGAAGCTCAAAGACTACAGCAACTATTAGGCTTGCAACAAGCAGACATAGGGTCTGCTGGAGCACAGCAACAGCTACAACAGGGTCAATTAGGTCTTGCTGGGGGTATGTTTGATATATCCAGAGGAGCTGCTGGCTTACCTTCACAGCTACAAGCAGGCGACATTGCTAACTTACAAGCGTTGATGCAGTCAGGTTACGCTCCAGAAGCTCAGATGTTGAATCAATTGCAAGTTGGTACTAATATAGCCTCTCTTGCTGATGTAGCGCGTAGACAGGGTGCTATGGAGAAAGCAGAATCTTATGCTTCTGGACTTGAGGCTAACTTAGAAGCTCAGAAACTAAGAGCTGGTCTATTAGGACAAGCCTTAGGTTCTGCTGGTGATATTATAGGTGGTGGTGTAGGCGGCGGCGGTTTGTTTAGCAGTCTTGCAGGTGCGGCTAATACAGCTACAGGCGATAAACTTCCCCCATGGTTAAAAGATTTATTAGGAATTTAAAATGGCTAAATTTTCACAAGGGTTTTTAAGTGGTATTTCTGATTTTGGTAAAATGGATCCTAGTCAGCCACAGAGAAGGTTAGCTCAAGCAGCGCCACAGTACAAGCAAATGGGAACCACAGACCCCTTAGCTCGTCGGGTGGGCAGTTTGTTTGGCAACTTAGGAGTAGACACAAGCTATATGCAGACGGGTCAAGAACGTGCCGATGCAGCCGTTGAGGGCATAGATATGTCTAAACCAATGGGTATAGCTAAGGCAATGCTTGCTAGGGCGCAGTACATACAAGATCCTGCCGCACAACAAGCAATGATCTTAAAAGCTCAGGAGATTATACAAGCCGAGCAGCAAAAACAAGCAGCTCAGGCAGCAGCCTTGCAACAGACGCAACAAAAAGAAGTCTTTATCCGAACACTAATAGCACAAGCCAACGAAGCTAACCGTCCTGACATAGCTCAGATGTTAGCAGGGGCTGGCATAAACATTGATGATAAAGTTCTACAAGAAACTATTAAAGATTTGAGAGAAGTTAAGACTAATCAAATAGAAAAAGTTAATAGCCTTGCTGGACGTAAGATAAGATACACACAGGCAGGTTTACCTCCAGAGCAATGGGACGATGCTACTATTAGGGGCATGTCCCCAGACAGTTTTAAAGAGCTTATTTCAGGTAAAACTGAAAGAAGTAAAGCTAAGAATGACTTCTTTAAAACAAAAGACGGTACAACCGTAGCTTATAGGGTTAATGACTTTTCAGGTCAAGTTGAGAATCCTCGATACGGTATTGACCCCGAAGCAAAACAATGGGTTAATGCCAGCGAGTTAGGGTTGCTTCCAGCACCTAAAGTTACTGTTAATGAAAACTTTGCAATGAACAAAGAAGTTAATGCTAAAATAGTAGAAATGGGGATGTCTAGTTTTGAACAACTTAATGAACAAGCCGCTGATGCTCAAAAAGGTTTAATTACTAATCAAATAGCTTTGGATAATATTGATGAAGCTTACTTAGGTTTAGGCGCTGGCGCTAAATTAGGATTAGACAGGGTTGGAGCTTTTATTTCAACAGCTACGGGTCAAGACTACGATACTGAAAACATACAGGCTACTGAAACTTTTGTAATTAGCAGAATTAAAGAGATGGCTACGTTTATTAAAGCTCTTGGTTCTGGTACAGGTTTGTCGGACAAAGATGCTGAGTTAGCTTTACAGGCAGTAGCTGGAGATAAGTCTCTTGACAGGGAAACTATCAGGGGCGTTATTGAAGAGTTTATGGCTGCTCAACAGTTTGTCATTAACCAAAAAGATAAAGCTATTAACATACTAAGTAAAGATAAAAGCCTTACTAGACCTGATTATTTAGAGTTAATTACTTTGTCAAGTGAAGGTAGACCTCCTTCCGCTAAACCAGCAGGTACTCAAGTTGGAAGATTTATTGTTAAAGAGGGGTAAGGGCTAATGCCAACATATACAGTTACTGATCCAAACACAAACAAAACTTTAACACTTGAAGGAGACTCCCCTCCTACGGAAGAAGAGCTTGAGGAAATCTTTGCTGGATATGCTCCCGCAGAGCCTACGGGTTATCAGGCTCCTACCTTTGCTGAAATAGGTTCTGGGCTTGTTGAAGACATTTCTGGAGCAGGTAGGACACTTGCTTCAGGTGTTAGCGGTGCTATGGAAGACTACCAGCAAGATAAGCTACAGTTTTCAGAGTACCAAAGCCCAGCAGCTACTGCGGCTGTTTTAGGCGTTACTGAGGGCGTCTTACCCGCCGCTGGGGAAGCTTTACTTGGCATAGGTAAAGCTGGTTTATCCGCAGTAACTCCTGATTTTATAGAAGAACCCTTTGTCAATGGGGCTGTGGAAGCCTTTGGCGCTGCTGGTGATTTTATAATGAATAACGACTGGGTAGGCCCTGTGCTTAACATGGCTAAGGAATCTTTAGCGGACTACAGCAACTGGAAAAACTCTTCGGAAGAAAACCAAAGAAAGGCTAGAGTGTTAGAGTCTACTATTGACGTTGCCAGTATTATAGCTCCCGCTAGTAGGGCAAATTTCTTAACTGATGGCTGGGAAGATTCTGGACGTAAATTGGTTATTGCTGGAGACAAGAAAAAGTTTACCAATAAACAAGAAGCTGTTACAGACCTTTTACAACCTAGAAACATGGGCAAAGGTTCTGGAAGGGTTACTGAAGAAGGGCCATTGCGTACTAAAACGTACAACCCCACGGAACAAGAGCAGCAAGTTATAAACGTAGTTACAGGTCTTCCTGACATTAAACCTAATAGGTCTGCTACTTATAATATGAATGTTGTTCAGGATGAGATTAGTAAAGCAACTGACAGACTTAACGCTCGTATAGCAGCCAAAGGTAATCCTAAAGTAGATGCACAGCTTATACAACAAGAATTAGATCAAGACTTGAACAATCTCTTTAAATCTCCGTCTTTCTTTGGAAACAAAGCTGTAGTGGCCCATGCTAAAAGAATGCAGAATTTAGCTAATAAGTTAGTTCTTGATAGTGACGGCACTGCTTTAGGTCTTTTAAACGCTAGGAGAGAGCTGGATCGTGTGTTAAAAGCAAACTCTCCTGCTGTCTTTGACGCTGACTTTGAAAATGCTAAGTCACAGGCTATGCGTATTATTAGAAATAAACTAAATGCTTCTGTGGCTGAAGCAGTCCCTGAAACAGATGTATTGAGACAACTTAAACGTCAAAACTTAATGTTTAATGCTTTGGATACTTTAACTGATAAGTCTAATGTTGAAGATTTAACGTCAGTAGCCAGAGCCATTACACGATTAGAAAAGTTTACAGGTCTTAATGCTCCTAGCTCTGTAGGTGGTTTAGCGGTAACGGCTGGTATAGGTACAACGGCTTTAGCTTATAGCGGTGCTTTACCTTATCTTGCGGGAGGAGCTGCTGTAGCGGGGAGCATGTATGCTTTAAGAGCTGCTCAACGCTCTGGAACACTTAAACAAACATTAGGTGTTACTTTAACGGGTTTAAACAAGGCTATTAAAACCGCTGAAGGTGCTTTGTTAAAACAATTAAAAGCAGACAGACTTGCGGTTATTGCCTACATGCAGGACGCTAGAGAAGAAACAGAAGAAAACGGGATGGGGGTTAAATAATGGCTGGCTTTGATAGAACCTTTCAAGACTTTTCTAAAAGAACACAGGACAATAATAGAGCTTTGATGCAAGGAGACATTAATGTAGGCCAGAGGCTTTTAAGATCTACTGGTGATATTGTAGGTTTAGGTGGTGGTCTATTTGGAAATGCTTTAGGAGTTGTTGGCGATTATATTACTCCAGACTCTTGGGGTGTTGAAGCGGCTTATCAAGAAAACATTGAAAAACCTTTGCAAGAAGCCATTATGTCGGCTGCTGATACTGACATAGGTAGAAAAGCAGTTAGATTTGCCAAAGAAAACGACGAGCTTATGACAGACTTGGGCGCTATTAGTAATGTGCTCACTGTTACTCCTGTGGGTAAAATAGCCAATAGCGTTGCCCGTAATATGCCTACGGAAGTAAGGGGTTTTTATTCTGGTAATCCCCTTGTAATGGCTGCTGGTGTACTAGAAGCAGGAGCTTCTGGTGCTAAAAACGCTTTGCTTAGTTCTTTTAATCCAAAAGCTTTAGCCTTACAAGCTGAAACAGGCATTACTAAAGGTCTTACTCAGCAAGCTAAACAAGCAGAAGCTTTAGTAGCTCGGCGTATTAAACTTCAAGAACAAGCTAAACAAGGGCCATACGACCAAAGAATAAAAGCTCAGAAAGATTTGGATAAGTTTGATGCGCGTTGGAACGGTTATGGATCAATGACCGAAGGTGCTTTGGCTTATACTTATCTTTTTAGAAAACAAATGGGAGAAGATATCCCCGAGTTTTTACAGAAAAACTTTGAAAAAATGAATGTATTAGGTAGCGGTGTAGGCCCTTCAAGACAAAAGTTTAATGACATGGTTTTTGAAGAACCTCGCGCTAAAGTAACAAACACTTTAGAAAACCCGTCTATGTCTGCAAAGAATCAAGATTATATTCAAGAAAGAATATATCAGACTTGGGAGATAGGTGATAAAGAAAGAGGAAGAACAGCTATTGTAGTTAAAGATCCTGAGAAACAACACAGCATGACGGATCAAGCTCGTAAAGGTAGAAATGACCCTGCATTAAACTTTTTATTTTACTTTGATGAAAGCATAGATTTAAAAACAGCATCGCCTTCTGAGGTAATATCGGCTGCTACAGGAAGGTCACTAACTAAAGTACAGAAAGATATTGTTCAGAAAAACAAAGAAGGAAAGCCCCTTACTGAGCCGCAATTACAAACATTAAAAGAAGCTGAAAGACGATTAGCATCTGAGCCTAAGATGACGTGGGACGCTGACCAAGAGTTATTTATAATACAAGACTCGTTTAAGTCAGGAGCTAAAGAGCTTGGGGGTGTTAATAGGATTACCACTTTAAACAGAAATGGCGATGTAAATGTAATTGTTAGTGATAGGCACGATATGTTAGGATTTGATCCTATAGACGGTAAGCCCCTCATAACAGTTTTTCCACCTATTCAATATAATGTGTATAGAGGAAGGGGTAAAGACACCTATAACGCAGGAGAAACTCCAGAGCAAGCTAGAAGGCGTCTTGCAAACGAATTAGGGGAATCCTTAGATACCGTAAAACCTTCGTATACACAGGCGGGAAAGATAAAACAAGGATCTTCTAAAAGATTGGGAGGAGAAGTTGTAGGAGAATACTCTCCAGTTGGAGCAGAACCCACGCCTTTCCCAAAAGACCCTATTTACGGTTCAAGGTCAGGAGTAGCCCGTAGGGTCAATCAAAGGATAGCACAGGAGGCTGATAACTTTAGTCCCACCATGGGACAACTTGCTGGGCAAATACCTAAAGTAGCTACTAATGCAGCTCTAGCGGCTAATTATGGCGCTGGTATGCTCTCAGGACAGCCTCAGGAAGAGCAGTAAACAAAAGGGGGCATTGCGCCCCTTAAGTTTATATCTCGCAGACTCCAGCTACACAAGCTAAGGTTTGTGCCCCTTCGGTATTGTCTTCCTTTTCTTCAATGTCCCATCCAAACTGCTTGGGCATCTCCTTGCTCAACTTCTGGTACGTCTTCTTGTCTATCTTCTGGTAAGGAGCTTGCTTGTACACATGCTCTGCTTCAGGTAGAAAGCTAATACCGCTGACGGAATCAAAGTTCTCCCAGATCCACTGACAGACAGCGTAGAAGTTATCATCGTTGTAGTAGCAAGTCATGGAGGGCTTATGTTCACACCAATGGTCTTGATAGGTCTTCCAGAGTCTAAGCTGCTCCATAGCGCCCATGCTTTCCACAGTCACAGCCTTATCAGGAGCCTTCTGAGGGAACGAGAATACCCAGTTAGAGTTATTCATTACGTCCTCTTCATAAGGGAACCCAGCTTCAATCATAGCGGTAGCCAGAGGATCCTTCTTGTCAGCCCTAACAGTACGGATGTAGTAGTCACTAAAGCGTGGATGAATACCACTGGCGCTGTCAGTCAACTGTGAGACAGTACCAGAGGGCTTGACGCACGTAATGGCTACTGACTGGTTGATACCCAGAGCTGAGGCCCACTGTCGGTTAGTCTCAACAGCTACAGTCCTTAGGTTGTCCAGAAGCTTACCCAAAGCCTCCTCACCTGTAGATCCATTGGTCAGCTTACAGTC